GTAAGTTTGGAATGGCTTTAACATTGTATTAATCCTGTATATTGTATATTTAGCTCTGATGGCTTATTTGCTGGGCTTGTTTGCAAGTATCTGTTTTAGTAAATCATTGCGATCTAGTACTACACCGTGGCCTTCTACTGCCTGTTCTTCTGGTGTGCCAGCGTCTTTTTTAATTTGGTGATCTAGTTTAGCCTTAGCTAACTGTAACTGTACCATTTTAAGCTTCTTATCTAGTTTAGCTGTTTTAGCTGTAATGGCATGCCCTAACATAATACCGGCTGTTTGTAGTATAACACCTGAAAAACGTGGTTCTACATTCATACCCAAATCTATTAGATCTTCAGCTTTACTTTGTGCTAGTTTAGCCAGTACATCTAATTCAGCATCGCCGGTATCTAAATCGTGTACTGTGGGCAGGGCCGCATCTATTCGATCAATAGCATTATCAACATCAAGTATTAGCTCGCGATTTTGCTCAACAAAACTTGTGCTTTCTTCAACTGTAATATCTATGTTGGTTTCTGGGGGTAAGTTAAATAGTGATTCTAATTTTTTAGTCATACCAATATTTATTTGCCGCGGCCCTGGGCGAAAATCATATCTTCCGTAACTACCCGGAAGGTAACTCCGTGAGCTCGGCACCAGGCACGGGCGGCTTCCCATTTTGCCATATTAAGTATAGCACTTGCCTGGTCACGAATGTTCTTGGCACCCTCCAAAGTGGTTTCCTTTTTGGGTTTAATTTCAATTACTTCGGCGTGTTGCTTGCCAGTAGCATCACCGTAGGTAATTAAAAAATCTGGGACATAAATTGTATTTTTACCAGTTAATGGATTTTTGTAGTTGATTCGAACTGCTTCGCTTGCCCAATTTATAATGTTGGGATTGTTGTCACAAAATTGCATAAACACAAATTCCCAACTACTACGATAAGTTGGAGTTTTGTTGCCTACATACTTTGCTGGATTTTGTAGTTGAAATTTGCCTTGTGCGTATTTGGACATTATAAAATAATACTTCTAGATATATATGTGCTGGTTGTTTTGGTGCCGTTGTTAATACCAAGGCTACTAGTGGGTGCTCGACTAATATTTAGGAATGCCGCAAGGTATGAATTTAACTCGCCCCGAGGTAAATTTTGAAATTCACTTAGTACTGACATTGGATCAATATTTTGTGCCATTGCAGTATACAATACTGCCGATGCCATGTTTTTTCCAGCAGTGGCATTTTGAGTATATTTTTCAAAGAATGCAACAATAGCATCATTGGTACCTGCACTTACATTAAACGGAGTGGCATAAAAATTATTAAAATATTTTGGTGCTTTGTTTTTTGCGGTCGCAGGAGTAAGGTCAGGTGCCGTTATGTTCGTTGCTGTTGTTGACTGGCTATTAGATGACATAGTTAGAAGTCCGAATCAGTATGAGTCAATGGGTCGAACGCTAACCGAGAGGCTGGCACAAAACTAGTATTGAGATTAATCGGAAGATTGTTGTTAAGAAAATTACTTACTCCAAGGTTTATACCGCCAAGTGTAGTCGACGAATCACCCCATGCTGTTGATAACGAGGTTACACCACCAGCTACACCTTTTTCAATACCCCCCGATAATATTCCTACCCCTTCTGCAATTTTTGTATTTAAATAATTCATACCAATACCAAGTACCAATGAGGTAGCCATGTTTTCAATAGTCTTTAATGCTTGATTTGGATTAGCAATAATACTTGCGGCCATACCCACAATACTTGAACCATTGGGCCCAAGCCCTTTTGCTATTGCGCCGGTAATACCGTTTGCTAATGTACTGGTAGCACTTCCTACTAGGCCAATACCAGCAGATTGTAATTGTTGTCCTAGCACCGCACTACCAGTAACACCTTGTGTTAAGCTGCCAAGACTTGGTATACTATAACCGCCACCATTTCCGCCGCCTGCCATGCCGTTAGTTACTTGATTAAATAATGGTGCAACTGCATTAGACGGGTTTCCGCTGGCCGCTTGTAGCGCAACGTCACTGCGAATAAATGGCATGATAGCCGTTTGATTGTTGGCTAAATCTGTTATTTGATTTGTGTTAGAGCTAGATTGCGGAGCATTTTGTGTAGTGCCTGGGTAACTAGGGTATGGACTTGGTGTAGTATCGTAATGCAAATCCATGAATCCACCCACTGTATTGTTTGTAACTTTTCCTTCTAAGTATTTCACGGTTTCATAGTTTACTGTCATGTCCATTGACATAAAATCACTGTTGCTAATGTCGTGATCACTATGAGCAAATCTAGTAATCATTGGATTGACTAATTGGTATTCGCTAAAGTTACCTTGGTATAAACTATAAATTCTTATTGCTTGTATATACTGTACTGGTTGTGTACCATTTGCATTATTGTATCCTACTGCTGGTCGTGGACTGTATCCCCAGTCAAAACTTGGACGGCTTTGATATTTGTGCTGTGCCGAATATGTTGCGTCAGCATAGTCTGGGTCGCGATAGAAATAACTATAGTAGTCATACCAAAATTGTTTTACGTTATCTGCTTGGTCATCACGGAAACTAATGTTTACTGGATCATAGTTAATTTTGTTCTGTACAAGATTTCTGCGATTATACGCATTATGTACTTTGGTATCAATTGAAAATTTTGGCAACGACACTGACTTAACTACCATGCCTAGTTCTTGCGCGGCTTGATTGCTAATTTCAGTAATTAGCGGATTGAAGTCAAACTCAACATAGAATAAAAAACCATACTTGGGACTCAGTCGGAAGTTACTATCAACAAATATTTTCTTACCATGTTGATAGCTACGTAAAATAGTTTCTTGCGGTTGTTGGTTCATACTAATATTTATGCCATAAAAAAACCCGGGTTTTAATCCGGGTTTAGTTTATTTAAAACGACTAATTAGTTTACACTAGAACCAGGTGTCATGCTAACTACGCTAGTACCAACGCCGCCACCAACTGTTTGAATAGCATTGTCGAAGCGAATTGTTAAAGCGATTTGCACTGGATCGTTACTCTTGTAGTCCATTGAACCCCAGTCAACTTGACTTAGGAAGCAACCGTCTAATTCCCATGCTTCAAGAACATTAGGCATAACTGTACCATTGCCGCCATCTAACATTTCGTATGTTAGTTGGAACTTGTAGTTAATACCAGCTGCCGCACTAGCTTGTTCCATAAAGTCATACTGTTTCTGAACTTGTTGCCCAACTAACTTACTAACTGCACCGGTGCTGTCATCACGTAAGTTGATTGTTGTTTCTTGCCACTCTGGTTTACCTTGTAAGTATACCTTACTGTTGTAAACATCAAGTGTAATTGGTGTAAAGTTTACGTTTGGACGCTTGATATCAACAACCTGCTTAGTCAATTCGTTTGTTTGGTTTGTAACGCCAAAGTTGATAAAGTTCGCACGGAAGCGATACGATAATTTTGGCATTAACAGACCTTGATTGTCTGCTGACTGGTTGTTCGCTAAAGGAACTGTAAACTTACTTAAACTTGCTACGGCCATAATATTCTCCTATACTCTTATTTATCTATATTCTTAAGTTGAACTTGCACCAAGCTGTTTTACAGTTCCGGGATTGTATAACGCAATTGGAATGTAGATAAACTCAACATCACGCATTGGCTCAATTGCTACGTCAACATACAGTTGATTATTAGCAATAGTGCTTGGTGTGTTATTACTTGTGTCGCAGATTACTAAGAAGTCATATAGACCACGCTTGCTTAATAAATCGTTACATGCGCTTTCAATTTGAGTTGCAATACTCTTACGTGTAATTGTATCGTTTGGTTCAAACAAGAAGCCATTGCTGATTGTGGCAAAGATTGTACGTAAGTAGTTTTCTAAGCGAACAACGTTTACACGATTACGTGCTGTTTCAGCACCACTACGTGTTTCTTGACCCCATACAACTAATCCTGTGCCAGGCAATTGTGTAATTGGGTTAACGTTAATACTGTACAATGCATCACGTAGACCTTGGTTAACACCGTTGTGTACAAATGCACCTGAGTTGATATCAACGTAACCAATGTCACTTAGGTTGCTTACTAGGCCACGGTTAACACCAGCTGGAGCAAACCACTGATATGCAACTTGGTCATTGTACAAGAATGTACGTAATACTGCGTGACTTGCTGGTACTGCTACTGTGTTGCCTGCCAAGTCGTTTGTTAAACCAGCTGGGTAATATACACCTAGATATGGGCTAGCTGTTGCTAGTCCGTTACCATTTTTGTTACTTTCCCATGCTGTAATATCAGTTACGTTTGGTGCCAATGTCATTGGCGTGTCACCGATAATAAAACCTGTACTTGTACGGTTGTTGTTTAATGTTACCAAGTTAGGAATTAACTCTGGATAACCAGGAGCAACTAACAAGTTAAAATTATAGTTTGCATCTAGTACATCAGTGTTGCTGTCAACAGCTGATTTCATTGCGGCAACAACAATGTTACGTTGTGCGGCGGAACCAGCATACATAGTACCATCTTCTTTAAGACCACTTACACTAACCCAAGCATCTTTAACTACATATCCGGACGTGCCAGAGAACTGAGTAAAGTAATTGCCTACAAATTTCTTAATGTTGTAGCCTGAACGACGTGTGTTGAACAAGATTGTTCCACGTGGATATAAACGATAATCTGGGCAATCAACATCAGTATGATTACTTGTTAATAGTGTAACTGTTGAAGGCAATACGCCTGCGGCAACATCAGTGGTATTACCAACTGAACTGCCGGCTGTACCGTCCCACCGTGCATCAGCAAAAATAATACCATTGTTGCTAATATGATCAGTGTTATCAATTGCTACCCATGCAGTACCATTGTAACGTGATAGAGCCGGGAAGTTTACTAAGTCTGATGTATCCAACCATAAGTCGCCAGCTTCTAATATTGAGCTGTCAGATTGGCTAGTTGGTTGTGTTCCAGACACGATAACACCTGCTGGATCTGTGTTTCCTAAGTTGTAACCACGAATATCTGCAGAAACGTTTTTGTAACCTTTCCACCCACCAACATCACTGATCATTACATCGATGTCTGTTGGATTGCTGTAGTACCATAGTGTGCCATCTGCTGGGGCGGCATATGGCTCTGTTGAACTGTAAACAACAGAACGTGTAATACCGTTCCAATTGTTAACAGCAATGTTTCCGTTGTCTAGTACTACAAAGCCTGATCCGCTACCTGTAACAAATCCAGCATTAGCTAAGTTCGTACCAGTTACTTGAGCTAGAACGATATGTCCGCCTTTGGTATGGATAACGCTTACTGTACCATCAGTATTAGATTGTGCTGTAACGTAAGGAATGTTAGCCGCTAAAATTGCAGTAACGAATCCGCTTGCGCCAGATGTTGGGCTAATAGTAACTGCTGAACTCATATTTGGAGTTCCTGGTGCAGTTGCTTGGATAGTAAACGAACCTGTTCCCGGGAACGCAGTTGGTGTACCACCAGTGGCAACCGTTTGTGTTCCTACCTGTTGCTCGCTAAAACTTAATCTATTAGCAGTTGAATCAGTAGCACCAAAGAAAGAAACTACTTGACCGTGTACAAGATTTGCGCCGCCACCAATTGGATCTAGGCCATAAATTGCACTGGGTGGGTAATCATACATTGGGGCCGGAATAGCTTGCCACGAATCCTTGGACATGCTGTATTTTTTAAGTGCTGGGCTAAAACCACTACCTGTTGCAGTTGTTTTCCACCAAATTGTACCAGCTGGATATGCCGACCAACCTGCACTTGGTTCTTGTGCAAATGTACCGTAAGACATAATAGGTGCATGGTATGTAGATAAAGTAATACCGCAAGAAGCAAATACACCAGATGCATCGTTAGATAATGTCATTGTGCCCAAATTAGTGCCGGCAGCACTTGTGGCAAATAATGCTAGACCTTGTCCAGGTACTGCTAATGCAGTAACGCCAGTGACTGCGGCTGTGTTAATAGCCGTTGCTAATGCACCAACAGTAGCATTAATTGCGCTAGTGTTAATAGTTACGTTGTTAATTTTAAATGAAGCACTTGTTGGTACTGTTGGGCTAGGAATATTTCCTTGTACTGTGACAGTACTGGTTTGCCATGCTGTGGAACCAACTTGTACCCAGCTGTTTGTTAGGCTTGCGCTGTTGACTGCGGTGGCTTTGTAGAACAAACGCACGGCTGTTACTGGAGCATTATTTACTCCAACAAATACTAATGCATAGCTACCTTGTGCGCCAATTGCCGCAATTGGAGTCGGAATATCGCTAATATTAACTACTTGTGATGTATCAGTAATTAATAATGGACTAACGCTAGTAAATGATGCAGGTGTAGTTCCGTTTGAACTGTAAATACCAAAATCTGTGTTGGCCAAGTCTAACCAATAGGTGCCATCGTCAACCATGCCAACTGGACGATTGCTTGTACCAACAAGCTCGTTTAGGTTAACATCTGCACGAATAGCAAATAACTGATTGCTTAAACCTAGTGCTGAATATGCTGTTAACAGACCGTATTCGTTTAGCTCGCTACCATTTAATGGTGTGCCAGCGGCGCTAAGTTGGAATGTTGGTGTGCCCATTGCTGTAATCAAGTCACGTTGACTTGTAAACGCTTGTAGCTTACCAGCATTGGCTTTGCTTGTGCCAGTTGCGGCGGAATTGTTATATGTTTTATCTTGAGCAGTTGCCAAGATAACTAATGGAACAGAACCTACATTGCTTGCAACATATTGACTCTGATCATTAATACTGATCGATACTCCTGGGGATACTAGTGCCATGGTGATCTTCCTTTAAATTACATGTTACAGTTATTTATAATAAAGGCACAAAATGATGGCAGTTGCAGGTGCCTTTGCAAAGGTTTGGGGTAAATAACTGTATGTTAAATCGCAATTTGTGCCCAGTATGCCACGTCAATGCTGTAGCAGTGAACTATATCAAGGATGGTATACACCATTACCGTAATATTTGTTCTAGTTGTAGCAGGAAAGGCAAAACTTTAAAGAAAGAACCAACTGCATGGCAGAAGGCCGGCTATAAGAAAAAGCCTGTATGTGAGAAATGCAATTTTAAGGCTAAATTACCGGAACAACTAAATGTGTTTTACGTTGACGGCAACTTAAAGAATAACAATCACTTTAATCTTAAGACAGTATGCTTAAACTGTCAGTCAGAGGTTTATAGGTCCCGCTTGGCCTGGAAGGCGGCTCCACTAACACCAGACTTTTAACTTGACTGTATAGGTCTTCAATGCTTCCGTTATTATCAATTAAAACATCAAACTTAGTACCAACCCAAGCAGTTTCGCTAACGTGAACACCTAGCTGTTTTAATTCTGTTTGTTTTTCAACATTGCCGCCATTGGCTAAAACTGCTGTTTGACACCAATTGGGTAGTTCGCCACGCTTGACCCAAACAACTCTGCCACCGGCTTGTTTAATACTTTTAATTTCGTTAGGGAAACGGCAATCGCTGATAACAATGTTATCTCTGCTTGACCGCAGTTTGTTTTCCACGCTGGCAATCCAAATATCGTCGTGAAAGCCTTTGCGGCACACTTCCGTTCCCCATAGCTGTAGTACCAGTCTAGGAGTTAAGGCAGGCATGTTCAAGCGTTCAGCCCACCATGGATCTACTTGTTCGCGCCACTCACGAGCTTGTTTGGTGCGTCCTTCTAGTAACTCACGATCCCAGTTAAACACAGCGGCCACAGCATCTTTAAGAGTACCAGCATAGCTGTCACGCCTAAATTCGTGGAAGTTAACCAAGTAGTCAGCAATAGTGTCTTTACCGCTACCAATAAATCCGCAGATGCCAATGATCATAAAAAAGCTCCTAGTGTATAAGAGCTATTTTTACATATTTTTAATATAAAGTCAAGTTATTTTTTAGGTTTACGGTTAAGTGTAATTGGCCCTGGATTTCGATGTGGGCTAACTTTTTGGATAAAGTCAGCTTCTTGGCTACCACGTGGGCTAATACGTTTGCTTTTTACGCCATGTGCTTTTTCTGTAGCATCAATAATGGCTTCACACGCATCGGTATATGCCACAGTTATCAATGATTGACCTGCTGGGCCTTCGAGGTCGGGCGGATGATGAAAATCCGGGGCACCGCCCATGTTAACACCAAATTTATAAGCATCATATGGATCTGAGCTTTGTAATTCTTTATGTATTTTCATCCCAGGCGTAGCAGATACCTGATCTGCTGGTAATTGGGATTCAATGATAATTTCTGTGATCTTCATACTATACTTATCCAGTTACCCAGGTTAGTGGCTGACTGCCATCAACATAAGTTTTAAGATCTTCTTCTAATTTTTCCATTTCGGCTTGTGCTTCATTTTTCAAAGCATCACCGTTTAATGAAGTACCACCTTGTGGGCCAGCAATTTGATTAAACTTACTACGTGCTTCACCAAGGATGCGTTTGCAGAAACTGTACGCATATTCTTGAATCCAAGGAAAAGCATAAGTGTCGTTAAAGATCATTTGATCAGGCTTGGTATTAAAAATATGTAATAACACACTTTCCTGTTGTGCTTGATCAGGGTTAGCACCTTGGAAAGGCATCTTACGTACTAGTGTAAGTTTCTTGGTTACAGGATTAAATGTAAAGTTCATATAACCACCAAACATACGCATGGCTAATTTTTGATAGTCAACAAACAATTCATAGTTTGTTAGACCGCCAACGCGACCTGCGGTTAGCATATAAGTGTTCAGGTAGCCACTTGCAAATGGTTCAAATTGGCTAGCTGTTGTACCTGTTACGCTACCAATACCACGACGGTGTATAGCTTTAACAGTCTGAATTTCTTTAGGCAGAATGTACTCTTGTGTCTCGGGTTCTAGCTTCAAGAACGCATAAGATTCTTCTGTGGAGTTTTGTGCTTTTTGACGATACTTGATCAGGGCTTGATTAATACCCATTTCGTAGTGTTCTTTTTCAAGCTCTACGTCTACAATGCCGTCACCTAATCGCATACGAATATAGTCAACAATACTGCCTCGCATACTGTCTGTAGTATTGCCATACGTCCAGTTAGGATCAGTAACACCAGGATTTGTAACTGTAGGATTTCCATCGAATGCAATATGGGCGCCCGACTGAGCACCTGTATTTGCATTAAACAGGCTCTTGGCTGTTATGTTGTTTTGACTGTCGAACCCTGGTTCAACTGTAACTGCATTAGTGAATGGTGTAGCCATTGATTACTCCGTTATACAGTATTTATTCCATACAACGGAGTACAGCTCTAATTAGGCTGTGCGTAATAGCACTACGTCGGCACTTATTCGACCATTTAGTTTAGTTTCAGTAGCTTTAATATCTTCAATAAACTTACGTAACTGTACCTTACTAGCCTTGGCAAACTCCTTGAGCTTTTCCTCCGGTTTACGAAGTGTTTTTGTTATGCTTTTGAACTCATCGTAGCCAATAATCGTGGTTCCTTTGACGTTCAAGGGACCGATGATGCTGTCGGCTACATACTTGCCTAACTTGCGTGTTTTACTATTATACACCCATAGTTCCTGTGAGCCAATGATATCTGCAGGGTTAATACTAATCAATCGAAGTACTTTATCTTCTTTGGAATACTTGAGCTTGCTGACTACTTTTTCTTTACTTACACTCTTTGGAGCACGTACTTTTTTGGTAGCTTTTTTAACACCGCGATACTGTTGTATGTCGTTTAAAATTTGATCAAGGAAGGTAAAGAACCGTTTAAAGTCTGCGGCTCTTAAATGGCTGTAACCTTCAACCAATTGTTCATCTTGTTTTTCGTATGCGGCTTTGAGCTCGTTAAATCTGCCCTGGTACACTTCTTCATACTTGCTTAATTGACTTTGCGGTACGTTGTTAGCAACCAAGAAATCATAACACTTAAACTGATACTCGGAATTCATCATGAACTCATCATAATGTCCTTCAAGCTCACCAATGGTATCTGCTGTCTTTTCGTTCATCCTGTCTTGAATAGTAGGAACGTATGCTTTAGGCTTGTCTGCCACTGCTTCTTCAACTTCATCGGCTGTGCTAGTAATTGCTCGAGCAATACAACCTTTAATATACTCAACATGGCGCCCACGGAATGGCATGCCAG